CAGGGAAGGACTCTTTTCACCAGCTAACGGAGCTTAAGCCGTGCTTGAGCGTTGAAGTCGAGCCGCGAAAAGAGAAGAAAAACAATGTTTATGAGGAGGCCAGAGTGGGAAAGAACAAAGTTATTAGGCGATAGATCGGCCCTGACAGGTGGCGAATTTAGCGTTGTCTATGGTTGCGGAGTTGACGCAAAAGTACGCGGGAAAATCGGGGCAGTTCTCGCATTGGCAGAGTTCGACGATGAATACAATTTAATAAAAGTGCATGTAAAGCCTGTCGATAACAAAAAGATCAAAGCAGGCACTTTTTATCAATTAAAAGACGGAAAGTTTGTTGTCGCAGAATAATTACACTATGATCTTTGAAATATGGGCGGGTGGCCGAGTGGTTAAAGGCAGCAGACTGTAAATCTGCCGGTATCAATGGATACTCGGAAGTTCAAATCTTCCCCTGCCCACCAATAAAAAATGGGACGTGTGGCGGAAGAGTAAAGACGCATCGGGTGTGATTCTAAAATAGAGTGCAAATCTCCCCGATTAATGTGCTTGCCTTGAGCAAGCTATAAAATCAAATGTACACTTTACAGTAAAGTTAGCCCGAAATGGCCAAGGCTCTAAACTATAAAGGAAACTGTTGCCGGTATCAAATCCGGCCACGGCCACCAAAATAGAACGCGGCATTGAGTTATGGTTTAGAGCATGATGACTCAGCATCCTACGCGGACGTTAGCCGGTGAGAATCCGTGTGAGTCCATATAAGGTGCCGCGTTCTACAAAAAATATGGGTAGACAGTTATAGGCTCTAGCAACGGATGAAACGTAAGAAATGCGGTGGAATTCCGACCCTGCCCTACCATATTTAGCAAGCAACAAAATACATTTCGTAGGAGGTGCAAGCCCTGTGAAGTAGCGTTAAATTACTCAGTCTCGATTAACAATAATTTACAAGGAGGAATAGCAATAAGTGCCTACGCAGAACAGAACCGCCACCCGACAGAAACACCTTTATTACAGGCTTCGATAGGGTCTGAAAAACTGGCCTTGAGCCAAAAAGTGGTTATGCTTAGCCACTCGTTTAAATTAAGCAGCGGACAGGTAGAATAAGTAATGGCAAGGGCGGGTGATTGGAGGTGCCCGCCCAGGAGGAGGGAATTATGTTGATCACTAAAGACAATGAAATTTTGGATGCAGACACCGGCAAACTTGTTGCGGAGGCAAACAGCAATGAGCGAGCTACGGCAATCGTTGAAGCATGGAATAATCACGACCGCCTGAAATCACAGAATGCGGAACTACTGGCAGCAGTCAGGTTAGCCAGGCAAGTCTTAGCCAATATCATAGACCAGCCAAGCCCCACAGTTACGCACCTAGATAGAGTAATCGCAGCAACGGAGACGAAATAATGCTTGAAACCATCATTGGAGCCACAATAGCGATAGGCGCCACGGTTTATTGCTTAAAGGTAGCGATTGAGGCCCTACTGGACATTTGGAGAGAGGACGAATGAACACAGCACTTATTATAAAATATATTCCCGGCCTCCTTTCGTAGTCTCCTTAAAGAAGCCCTCGCCGCCAGTTCCGAGGGTAAGAACGAACTGGCAAATAAAGGAATTATGAAAATATTTAAAGGCGAAGACCAGGTTGAGTTTACCGTCACTGACGGATATGGGATCACTCATGAAGGGTTTATTTTCGATTTTGGGGAAGATAAAGACAACATAGACCTCGATCATGAACAGCAAAGGGAGTTTTTAAGATGGTTCGTTAATAATATGGAATAAATAACATCCCGGTATCCAGCACGGAGTTTCTACACGCGGTTCGGCGCTGGAATATGTAGCTGGGTGCCGGGAGAAACAATAAACACGGAGGCGGTTGTGAAGCGGTGCGCTATGTTGGGGAATATAAAAGCTGTGGAGTGACCGCCTCCGGTAAAAAGGAAAAGAATGCTATGACCTTCGATGAATTTGTTGAAGCCTTACAAAAGGCGGGGTGGTACGAAAGGAACGATGTACAGCATGCGCACATAAGAGAACTATGGGTTGAGTTATGTTTTAAAGGAATGATTATCAACAGGGGGAGGGCGTGAGCGCGGACGAAAGAAGATCCCTATTAAACACACCTGCCTATTGTGATGAATGCGGATCACTGGTTACGATATACGAAGGAAAATACGGAGCTATCAAGGTTAAGCCGTGTGAATACTGCGCGAAGAAATCACAAAAATTAGATGATCCAGTGTATGAATTAGCAGATCCATATAAAATGATATTTGGAATTTAGACAATTAAAAGGGGGAGGAGTGAGGGCTATGCCAGACAAATATCCATTGTTTCCTACATTATCAGAAGAGGCACAAAAAGAAGCTGTTGAGTTGGTCGAGGATTTTAAGCAGAAACTAGAAGGCGTGGCGAAAGATGCCATTCGTAAGTTATACACAGATATAGTGCCTTACATTGAATCCGATTCCTGGGCTAATTTTCGTAATCAGCTTCTTGCCGGTTTCCGCAATTGGGGGAATAAGAAAATACAGGGTGAATATGATTTTAACGAGATTAGAAAAGGTATATTTACCCAATTCCGGGATGATATAATGAAGGAAATGCCGGAAGAATTAGTAGCGGAAAACGAAAGTTTAAAAAAAGAAATCGAAATATTAAAGAAAATGTCTAGGTATTATTCATAACGGGGGAAGAGTGAGTATGGAACCAGGGATATACAAAATACCATTTGCCGAATACCTTGCTGATTATTTGTGCATTAAGCCTTCGCTATCACGGTCAACCATTAAGGCATTGGTCAATGAATGCCCACGGAAGGCATATTATGGACACCCTCGTTTGAATCCCGGCCACAAGAAGGATGAAAAGACGCAGTTTGACATCGGTTCGGCGGCGCATGATTACTTTTTGGGCGGTGAAAATGCAGTTATGGTTTTTGATTATGCTGACTGGAAAAAGAAAGAAGCGCAGGAAGCAAAACAAGCGGCAAGGGATTTAGGCAAAATACCATTGCTGGCACACCAATTTCGTGATGTCACGGAAATGGTCAAAGTGGCGCACGAAAGTCTTGCAACATATAAGGCATATGGGCAGGAGTTGAACCTAAAAATAACCGATGGCGAATCCGAATTGACGTACATCTGGGAAGAAAACGGAACGTGGTTTAAAATACGTCCTGATTGGATAAGCAAGGACAAAAAGATAATGCTGGATTATAAAACAACTGGCAAATCGGCAGACCCCGAAAACTATATCAGTATCATAGACCATACCGGACTCGATATTCAGGATGCACTATATCGTCGTGGAGTACATGCGATTAACGGTACTGAGCCGGATTTTTACTTTATGGTGCAAGAAGTCGAAGCTCCTTATCTTTGTTCATTTATTGACTTGGATATGCAGTTTAGGGAAATGGGGGAGAATAAAGTTGATATGGGTATCAGCATATGGCGGAAGTGTCTTAAAATCGGCATATGGCCTGCTTACTCGATAGAATTATGCACAGTCGAGCCGAAGCCTTGGTCATTGGCAAGCTGGGAAATGAAACGCAGTATTATTTTAGCAGGGGGGGCAAAGTGTACGAGTTTAAACAAGCAAAACGTGAACAGGTAGGACTTTTAATAGGACTTGTAGGATCAAGCGGATCAGGTAAAACAATGTCAGCAATGCGTTTAGCGTCAGGCATAGTCGGCAAGGGGAACAGATTTGCTCTAATCGACACGGAATCACGTAGGGCTTTACATTATGCTGAAATGTTCGATTTTGACCATTGTGAGCTTAACCCACCATTCCGGCCAGATCACTATGCCGATGCAATAAAAGCAGCGGCACAGAAGGGATATAAGGCGATTGTTGTTGATTCTGCAAGCCATGAATGGGCGGGTGAAGGCGGAATACTTGATTGGCAAGAGGAAGAATTGACACGCATGGCCGGAGAGGATTATAGAAAGCGCGATAACTGCAAAATGGCCGCATGGATAAAGCCTAAAATGGCGCATAAGCAAATGGTCCAGCGGTGGTTACAAATAAATGCTCACTTAATTCTCTGTTTCAGGGCAGAGGAAAAAGTCAAAATGGAAAAAGATGAGAAGGGAAAAACTCAGATCGTTCCTATCGGATGGCAACCCATATGTTCAAAGGAATTACCGTTTGAATTAACCGTATCGTTTTTATTGACTGCCGATAAACCGGGTATCCCACAGCCGATTAAATTACAAGAACAGCACAAGATTATGTTCCCTGCCGGTAAATTGCTATCAGAGGAAAGTGGACAGTTAATAGCACAATGGGCGGCTGGCGGAATCAAGCCAGAAGAAAAGGCACCATTACCATCTACCCCGACTCCACAAGAAAACCCCGCTACTGGCAACGTGACAAATTCCACCGCCCCTTCTGTCTATATTTCCGAGGCTCAAGGGAAGAGGTTTTTTGCCATATCCAATAAGTCAGAATTGCCTCTCGATCAGGTTAAGCTTTTCCTCATGCACTATTACGGCATCGACTCTTCCAAGAAGATACCAAAAGACAAATATGAGGAAATTTGTGGTGTGATCGAGAGTAAAGAGAAGTTTGACATTATGATGAAAGCGATACCGGCATGAGGATTCAAGGCGACATCATAGGCCCGGTTGCCCGATTTGGAAATAGAAAGGAGAAATAACATGGGATGGAATAAAGGATATGAGATTTTTGAACAAACAGTAGTACAAACGTATAACACTGGAAAGCTGGATCAAGAAATATTGTCGATATTAATGGAGCCATATCGGGACACGGATATTGACAGTGGTGGCCGGGAAGGATTGTTAAGTGCCGATGGGCTATGTGTTGAGGAAATAGTTATTAAAACATTCGGCGGGGCATTGCCAAAAAAACCTGCTCTGCCAGGAAATTATAATGATTGGACAAATAAGCAGTATGAAGAAAATGATGCTTATATGGAAAAGCTTTCCAATAAATTTTACCGTATAACTAAAAAATTCGGATGGTGTTAAGAAAGGAGAACCATGGAAGAACATTTTATCAACGTCAATCCGAATAGGCAATATGATTATGTACGCCATGCTTTTTTAGATCAGGCGAAGAGTGAGGCGGTAAGGTTAATGAAAACCACCGGCGATAATATTTATGTTTATAAACTTGTCGGAGTGGTCAAGCCGGTTCCCGATCACATTTTTGAGGAACCGATTATACCAGTTCCATTTTAAGGAATAACAATAAATTCCAAAGGAGAAATTATGCAGGGAATAACAGATACGTTTTTGCAGGTAATAGCAGGAGATATTGAGAAACTTCTTTTGGAGGACAAGGAAAAGATTGCTTTTGCTTATAAGAATATATCGGACGGGATAAAGTTGTCCATCGTGATAAATCTTGTTCCATCCAGCCAGGGGATTGTTGTCAATTATGATCTTGGTTTTGACCTTGAGCCGAAACCAGAACCGCCAGAAAAGCACAAGACGAAGTATAAGCATACAATTAATGAGCAACAAACAGACATGGCTTCGCAATGGGGTAGAGATAACCAAACCGCAATCCCATCTTGAGGAAGGTGGAATTGAGTGATTTAGGGAGAGAGAGGATTATGGATTTAAAAAATAGAGCAGCTAATTTATTAATATCGGCAATAAAAGCTCAGACAGTTGAGGATGTGGATGCAGGGAGAGAAGAGTTTTCAACTACGCCACATGAGGTAGAGCTTCTCTCCCGACTCGAGGAGTTGGAAAAGGACAAAATCAGGTTAGATTGGTTGGGTGATGTAAATAACCACGTTGGTAATGTCGTGCTACCCAAAGAATGCGTGTTGCGTAATGTCCACAGTATGCGTGCGGCGATAGACGAGGCGATGGCAATTAAGGAAAGAGAGGTGTGATTGGGAAATGAGCGAAGAAATAAAAAGATATGATAGCCCGTTGTATAGCATGAATGAAAATAACGATGGAGATTACGTTTCTTATGACGACTATGCACCCTTCGTGCAGCTATCGCGGAGAAGGACAGTTGCATTGATAGTATTAACTCAATTTCCGGTGAAATTGGCAGGGCATTAAAGGGAGAGCAGGTATCAAAATATGTAAAAGATAATTATATCATTAATGAAATAATAAAATTAAAGAAAGCCGAAGCCGAACTTGCCGCCCTGTGGGAGAGAATGAAGCCCATTTATAAAGTGTTTGTTGAATGGGCAAGACCGGAAGATTATGAATTAAATATCGAAGAAATGATAAATATGCTTAACAACTTTAGAGAGGCAATCCGTACCGCGGTTGAGGGGAAATGAATGACTAAATCAGACAGGGAAATTAAAAAGCGGTACACGCGAGTAGTTAAATTTATCGGTGGGCACGGAAAACAGGAATATCATATTCGGTTCTTTGCTGACGGTCAAGAGTTTAGTATTGACTATAAACCGCCAAATAAAAAGGCGGCGAACTGGATGCAGAACATGCTGGCAATCGCTATTAACAAAATCGTTCTAAAAGAGAAGCCTTAAAGGGTTTTAAAATGTTGACCGCTGAAAAAGAGGAAAGAAAATAAATGGACGGATTTTTAAGAATTAATCATATTATCGGACAGCCGGAGCGAAAGGTTATGCGGAAATTTAAGACAGGCCCAAGGCTAGTCACAGTCCCGGCTATCCCTGCCATTATACCAGTTTCAAAAACGACATGGTGGCGTAAGGTTAAGAAAAAAGAATACCCGCAGCCTGTACATCATTTAGGCGCACGAACAACGGCATGGCGCAAATCGGATATCCAAAAGCTGGTTGATAAATTTCAGGAGGGAGAATGATGAATAAAGAATTGTTAGTAACTTTAAAAATAAATTCACATGAAGATCAGGCGGCCATAGTCTCTATATTAGTATTCGCTGGATATACAGTGGCTGTGAGGGATGAAAAAAGAGTTCATTACAGTTACGAGCAAGATCACTATGTTGATGTGTTCCAGAATAAAATAGAGGATGATTAATTCTCCACTTTCCTAAACGCCAGCACCTTCGCCCCTTCTTTTAACCCGTCTAGATAGTCAGCCCACGTCTGCATCATGGCTCTACGCTGTTCGAGGAATTTTGTCCGATTGTACGCCCTCCCATTCGGGTCTTTGACAGCGTGGGCCAGCTGGTGTTCAATTAAGTCTGGCCTCACCTGCAAAACCTCATCAAGAATAGTTCGCGCCATGGCACGGAAGCCATGGGTGGTCATTTCGGTTTTATCATAACCCAATGCACGCAATGCTGTGACCAGCGTTCCCTCACCGATACAGCCGCCGGGGGCTATTTGCGTGCGGAAAACAAACCGCCCCTCCCCTGTCAGCTTTTTCAGTTCCGTGAGAATTTCAACAACCTGACTTGACAGCGGGACAAGGTGATCTTCCCCCATTTTCATTTTACTTCCGGCTATACTCCATTCTGCTTTTTCTAAATCAATCTCCGACCATTCAGCGTGCCGGAGTTCACCGGGGCGAACGAAAACAAGCGGCGCAATTTGCAGAGCGCATTTCACCACGTATGTTCCCGTATAGTCGTCAATCCGGCGTAGCAGCTCAGCCGCTTTCTCTGGTTCAGTAATGGCCGCCCTATGAACCGCCTTCACCGGGGGCAGGGCGCCTATCAGATCAGCCGAGGGGTCACGTTCACACCTGCCGGTTGCAACGCCATAACGGAAGATTTGCCCACAAATAGCTCTTACCCTGTGAGCGGTATAGGTTGTGGCGTTTGCTTCAATGCGGCGCAACGTGGCAAGCAATTCCGGTGCCTTTATACTACAGATCAGATTGTTGCCAATGTACGGAAAGACATGATGCTCAAGCCGTCCGATTAGTTTGCTGGAATAAGATTCTACCCATCCGGAAGAGAATTTTTTAAACCACTCTCTAGCAACCAGCTCAAAAGTCTCAGCATCTTTTTTTTTATCCTGGCGGATTACAGAAGGGTCAACGCCTTGCGCCAGTTCCCTTCTGGCATCATCCCGCAGCTTTCGGGCATCCAATAAAGTGACATCCGGATATTTCCCGAAGGCCAGCAGTTTTTCTTTCCTTTCAAAGCGATACCGGAAACGCCATAACTTGCCACCGGGCGGCGTGACTTGCAGATACAGGCCGTCACCATCGGTAATCTTGTAAGGCTTGTCTTTGGCCTTTGCATTTTTTACTTTCAAATCATTTAGTGACATAATATACCCCCAAATCTACCCAATTTATACCCGTTTCTTGACGATTAATATAGCACCGCTTGGGACAAACCGCAAGAGGAAAGATAATGATTTTACATATATTTATGCACATTATGAAACGTAATGGTATCAAACACTTGTACCTCGCCCATGTCCGATTATGGCCTTTACCTAATTATTTTTGTTGATTTTTATTTAAATTTCCTTTATCATACCCCCAAAAATACCCACATGAAAGAAGGAGTGGCATGAAATGAAAAATGTATTTATCGTATTGGCAATTTTAATGTTGGCCGTATGACCGAAATAAAGAAAATGAGCGATGAAGAACTGGTGGGAAAGGTTGTATTTTTAATACATGATAAACAAAGTTTTCAGACAGAAATAGCAGAACTCCTATCCCGACTTGAGCAGGGCCGGAATGCGATAGAGGACATAAAAAAAGGCAGGTATTAGTTTACACCCTGCCTAACCTTTACATCTATTCGCGATAACCTTTACATCTGCGACCGTTAATGTTTACATTTATTCCTTCTTTTTGAACTGAGGGAATAGATTTGCAAAGGCGTCCCCTATTGCAATTATTACTTTCACGTTGGGGAAGATGGTTCTGACCATCGTATATAAAATTATCAGGGCCATCCAGTTCTTCCCCACTAAATCCAAAAGAAAATTATTACTGCCAATCATAATCCAGCCATTTCCTCATAAGTTGCCATTATTTTGTGTTTCTGAAAATATCCAGGTGCGACAATAACCACGTTTCGTTTTACCCTGCGTGTTATGAAGTCGTGGAATATTTGCCATAATTTCCATAACCCTGTTTCGTTCTCTTGTTTTTCGCTCTGGGCATCCTCAAAAGCGGCTAATTCAGCATAAACCATTGCCGCGGTTATTTTGTCAATTTTCGGGAAAAAATCAGACCGGCAAACAAGATCATGTCCAGTCCCAGCCATTGGATTTTCTCCTTTGTAGGAAAGTATGCTTTCCAGATCCCAGACAAAGCCCGCCGGTGCCATTGACCAGCATCCAAGAACATCAGAATAAAAGGGCCAATTTTCATAAAGACGATTAAAACGCCCCCTACTTCCGGGAATGATCTCAAGTTTTATTGGGAAAGGTATCTGTGTCATAATTCCCTCCTATATATTTTAATTACCGCTCCCTTTCATAATCACGTCCACCGGGAACATCCGGCCCGGACAGGCAACAACTACCCATTTCCGGAAATCGTTTTGAATGGATCTCGTCCAGTTCAAATACACTCCCCATAAGTATAGGTTCCATGAATTCATAATTAACCCCCCCTTATTCTCTCGAGTATGTCTTCTGCCCTGTTCGATTTCACATCTTTATACCACTTCGACAATGCTTTCTTTGTTCGACCATCAGCATATTGCAGCTCATCCCCGGCGGCATTCCACTGTTTGGTATTCACGGCATGGACGAAATGCGGGAACGAATGCGTGATGGTTGTCCGGCCCATGTTAAAAAGGACTTCGATCAAGGCCCCCTGCCGATTTTGCGAGAAGTTTTTATAATCCGGGAACATGATAGCCAAATCTTTCTTCGCAATCGCAATGTCTTTCCTGAGATATTTCAAAGCGTCCTCTTTGGTGCCGGCATAGACCTCTCCAGGTAGGCATTTATGACCGACATAGATAGTCATAACACACTTAGAATCGGGATATTTTTTAAGTTTAAATCCTTCATGGCTCATTAATTTTTCTTCGAGTGACATTACTTTTCTCCAATCAGCACGCCATCAATTTCAATTTCACATTTTCTTTCGCAATTAGCTTTATGTTTATGGGAGTTAACCCTTTTCCATAGAGATATTTGATCGAGTTTTACCCATCCCAGAAGAACTAAATTAAGCGTCAGTAATCCGGTGTTAAGATCAAACATTTCTTCTCCTTTAAATCGAATTTTAATATGTACCTGTCCCTATTGCGCCATTATAAATAGTTCCTGTTGTCGCTGCCGAACCACCATAATTGAATTTATTGAAGAACACAATAGCCATTCCGCCTCTATGGTCGAGAAATTTAGAAATTATCTGTGTTCCAGCCCAACCGTTACAGGTGATCAATAAAAATAATATTGCCAGGAAAATTCTTTTAATCATGTGACCTCCTATCTATAATATCCGCCGCAGCCGATACATGCGTTGCCGGTGAAGGCTTGCAGACGTAAAGGGTGGGGATAGGTGTAGGGAGTATAATAAGGCTCCCATGAATCGCCGTCCCATTTATAAAGCGTGCCTTCTATTTTTGTTTCAGCACTGGTTCGATCTGCTGTGGCTCCAACATATCCGATTAGTGACGAGCAATTCCCTTGTGTTGTTACCCAGAAACCAACACCGGCCACTGTTGGAGTTATATTATTCCTATCCTCTAATGTTCCGCAACCAACGCCACCTGTACCGTTAAATGATTCTGTGTAATCGAAATAATCCCTATTATTCTGAATCCAGTTTGTTGTATAATTACCAATGTAAACTGGAAGCAGCGCACCAGTAGATTTCAAGTTCGCCCAAAGGTATGTTGGTTCGCTGGTAGTTGCAGCAAAATCCACGAGGTCAAATGTATCTGAATCCGCTCCCCTTCCAATCTGATCCCTGCAAGGATATCCATCTGTGATTTTATAAGTATCTCCTTCTTCCCAAGTCTGTCGTGAGCCTCCTGTTAAAACCGAGTGGTTTATGGTCGTGCCATTATTAGCATAGATAATACCCTTCGCGCATGTTGATAGATTCCCTGGGGTAGTACATGCCGAAGTATTGTAAACTGTGATTCCTTCCGTAATTGCGAATCCATCACCTTCATGCCATGTATTATCCGAGCCTCCTGTTAATCCTGCGCATACCTGAGTGGTTGCCGTAAAACTCGTAACAAAACATTCGCTTCCGTCGGTTGTATTCCTTACATATAGTCCTTCCATTGCATAGCCGGTAGACCAGTTCGTCCCGCTTGCTTTGGTCAATGTTGTTGATGAATCTGCCCCTGTATGCGTTCCTGTTTTCGCGCCAGTCCACGCAACATCAGTTTTAATAAACCCGTTCGGAGTAGGCCATGCCTGTGAACTGTCAGTAAGCAGAATTCCTGCCAGATTTGCTGTTGTGACCGTTCCTGCCCCGATGGTGCCTGTTCCTCCCCAAGCTGAAGCAGTTACCGCCTGATTTCCATCCCAAAGTGACGACCCGTTGCAGAGTCCAGCGTATGTCGGATCATCACCGACGTTACAGTTTCCAGAGCCACACAGCCCGGCACCAGAACGGACGTTGTCAAACTTAATGCCATTTGATTCTCGTGTGCTCGTGAGCCTGTTGTAAAACAGGAAGCCAGTTCCGCCCCTTAGATCAAAGGTATCATAACCATTACATGAGATTGCGTTTCCGTAAATTTCCTGTGACCGTGAAGCCCGTGTAGCTGTTGACTGTACGCTGTGATTAGCAGGTATGACTCCGGTTATAGTATTGTATCGGAGAACATATTTACCACCAGTATTCCCATCAACGGCATAACCGGAAGTTCTGGTAATAATATTGTCTTCCACATACACCGCATGTTCTGTACCAAATTCATTTGCAACTGCCCAAAAATCATTCATCTTCGCAAATGTACCCATGCCGTTAGACTGATACCGGCACTCATTGAATGTATTTCGATATATAACACCTTCGGGCATCATGGTAAGATTAGTACCTGAGGACATGACACATTCAGAGCTTACCCCTGATTGATTATCAAAATAATTATCATATACTTTCCACCCTATATTACGCATTTCAACGATTGTCCCACCGGAGCCGGTAAGAATAAATCTGAAACCAGACACACTACTATTTGAAGAATTATTGACTATGGCTGCTCCGGCCCTTGTTATCTTAGTACCTGTATCGGCGTTAGATCCTGCACCCTTCAAAATTATCGTTTTTGCTTCTGGAATGGTTACTGCGCCAGCCCACGCATATTCCCCCGCTGCAAATGTGATTGTGTCTCCGCTATCTGCCGAGTTTATGCAACTTTGCACTTCTGTGTTAGTCGGACACGTTACGGTCGTGCAAGTCCAGTTTGCACCATCGGCCTGACACGCAGCTCGTACATAAGTAGGAATTAACAATAGGATGGCCAGTAAAGCTACCGAGAATTTTTTCATAAATTAGACTCCCAGTTGTCGTAGTTAGTAAGTATATGGCGTGCTTCCTCCGCCGCCATCATATGTTCCGGTGCGTTTATTCGCGCTTGTATCGTCAACTCCGCCATATTCTACTCCGCTTTTTACATCCGCTACGACGGGTATGCTGGCAGAAGTGACGTTGTATATATTTGCAGTTCTGAGTAATGCTTTACCGTACCAATTATCAAGAGCTTGGGCGGAATCTGAAGCATCAATGTCAGTAAATCTAGCACCAGCAATTACGCAATCTGTTGTCGTCCCTTCATAAACTAAGTAAGCAGATGACGAAGCAGTGTCGGATTTAATCTCGCCAATCGATGCCGTTTCATTGACAGTCATACTTGTCGTCACTGTCAATGTTTGCCCGTGTACTAATGTTAAACCGTATATTAGATACAGATTATCACATTTAATATCGTAAGGCCCGGTAAACACAGCGGATATGTTTGATCCCCTTATATTTACTGTGGATAAATCCCCGTCAAGCGTTATCGCGTTTGACGTATTTAGATAAAGTGTCCCTGGAAACTTCAAACCAGCGGATTTAATTGTTCCGGCTGCGCTCAGTCTTAGTTGCCCCGTCCCCGTTAGTGTCATCCCGGCGTCAAAGGTTACATTACCTGATACCGCCAGTATTTTTGTCGCCGTAAACGTAAGGACTCCTGTATATCCTGTCGCAACTAATGTCTGTGCCGCACAAGCAGTCGTATCTATATTTACATCGCCAGAGTTGGAGTCTAGCACAGCATTTATTGATGCCGTTGGTGCCGAAGCCCCACATGTTCCTCCGCCATTCGTAGCATCACACCAATTTGCCGCATTCGACCAATTCGTGTTAACCCCTGCGGACTTATAATAATAGGTGACGGCAAACGAGGGCGAAACAGTAATGAACGCGATTAACCATCCGATAATTATTGATTGAAGTATTTTTTTCATAATTTACCTCGTCCCGTTAATAGTTACGATAACTGGTTTTGTGCAATCAGTCAGTGAAGTCACTTTTGCACGAATATAAGAATTTGCAGCCACGGCTGTTGTCCAGGTTGTGAGGGCATCGTCAAAAGCTTCAGCGGCAGATGATAAAGTAGGGATTTCACTACCCGCAATAGTCGCAAAAGTCCGGGTCGTTCTGACGCCGTATTGAATATCAATTACCGCACTGCAACTTGCACCTGATGTTTCAATGTTCCATCCAGTAATCGTTCCTGCTGTGGGTTGGAAGGAATTTATAACTTCATCGTCTGCCGTATCGCCAGGAATCGAGAAAACAGCAAGCTTTTCTGTTTTTACGGTCTGAGGTGTGACCAGTGCTCCATTTTCGATTAAATAAAATTTATTCGCTATAATAGTCCAGCCATTTGTTCCAGCAGTCGGTGAGTATGTCGTGTTACTCAACATCAAAGCCACTCGATTGGTGTCTGCCGCCGTGGTAATGATTCCACCAGGGAAAGTTACATTATTCCCATCAACTGTTATTGCAATACCAGCCAGCCCAGTTAAGGTGGAATCAAGTGGCTGATATAAAGCTGATAATGCAGTTCCATTGACCGTGGGGGAGTTGGTTATTTCCAGATTGGTGAAGTACCCCATAGTCAAACGTGTTGCAGTCGCGCCTAAGGTGGAAGTCCACGCCGGTGCGGTCGCGCCACTATTGGTATGCAATACTTGGTAGGCTGTGCCGATTGCTAATCTCCCACCTGTATTACTTCCAGTGCCATAAGCAAGATCACCAGCAGCATCCCACAAAGTGTCTGTTGCCATTGCTCCTGTTCCACCATCTGAATTACAGTTTAAAACCGTTCCAGATGCTGTATAGGTACAATATTTTCCATCAGTCATGGTTCCTTTGACAAGGCCAAGATCAACTTGAAAATAAGTAGAGTCGTGATTGTCCAGTTTGTCGGCATCTGCGGCTTTATCACTCACGCCAAGTTTAAGGGTAAGCTGGTCGTAGACTTTATCAGCCGACCAAGTTACTGTGTTATCGCCATTACCAGCAGAGTCGTTGATCGTTGCGCCGGTAACACTACCCCCCGGCATTGGCGGAATAGTATAAGCGTTTACCGTTGTAAGTACTAAAAGTAATAATGCGAGTAAAATCTTTTTCATTAATTACCTCCCAAACTGCAATTCTGTTGTCCAATTAGCACTAGCTGTTGCCTGGTTTGCGACGGCATAGGTGACCACGCCTGTTATCATTGGCAACCGATCTTTCGACATAAATACGCTATACGGGAAAACGTCATAGGTAAGCGTTGCATGAATTAAATTAACTCCTTTGGTACCGAGTAAATCTTGACCATCTTGATTTACCGTAACATCTGCCGCATCGGGAGCTGTGCCACCGGGAGTCGGGTAAGAAATTACTTGATAAAGATATAATCCTTTAATTAAACTTCCCGCCGTGCCTGTAATTGTCTGTGTAGGTATAGTGCCAACCGTACCACCGGCACCATCACCAGTACACGTAAATTTAACAGTGACATTACCATTAGGGAATTGGTTATATGTTTGCGTGCATGACCCCGCTCCGAAACATATAGATGGTAATATTAAAGCAAGCATCAATAAAAAAATGGCAATTTTATTTTTCATATTTTCTCTCCTATTCTTGACTATACATCCCTTGAAAAAGAAATGTTTATATTTTTATCGCTAGTTAATGTAGGCGATTAATAATATCTAAATTACGTCTTAACGAATCCTCAATATCAAGCCAATTCTTTGTCTTTAATCCTACATTTCGAGGCAACATTTTCATTGCTGCCCCACGGATTACGCCCATAGTTGCCGCATCAAGAGCAGTCCAAAGGCCTCGCCCAACTTTTACTCCTAAACCTCGTTGATCTACCTTTTGACGCAACCTATTAACAGCTTCAACATTTTTATCTATTAAATGCTTAGTATTGTAAATGCTTGATAATGTTTGATCTAATTCTTGAGCTTCGCTACTTAATCCCCTGCGAGACACTTCTTTTAACCCTGACCGTGTATTTTCAAAAGCTTGAGCATTCACGCTGGTCAACGGCTCTCGATTTGCCCCCTTACTGAACGCCTTACTACCAAATTCAGCGTTATATTGCCGGGCAATGTCATTGACCTCTTTTTTTGATAATCCGGTTATTTTGGCTTTCTCAAGGATGTTTTCGGCATCTTTTGCCAGTGCTGGTTCACCGATTTTATTATACAATTCTGAAAGTTGATTAAGAGCATTTTCAACATGGTTGACTTGCACCGATTGACTTTTGATGACAATATTCCCGGTAGCATCGGCAACCGGCTTTGTCATTTGTTGTGTCTTTAAATCATCAAGCTTATAAATACCCCTGTCTTTTAAGAGCTCATCATCTACCTTTGCAACATATTCGGGGATTACTTTTTCAAGTCTAGTCGCCAAATCACCATATGTTTTAACACCATTAAGGTTAGTAGCTGACAAGGCCTTTTCTCCTCTGGCAATATCTTTTGTTCCTCCCTGTAATATCTGACCTAATGCCTCATCTTTAGTCGGTAAAGGAGCAATTAATTGACGAACCGAAGATAAAGCATCGTTTACCCCTGTTTTTTCTCCTGCATTCACCAAAGTCTTTTTCGCAAGAGGTAAAGTCTTAACCATTCCGCCCGCCACTGGGGCAACAACAGATAAACCCGCCACATTCCCCAAATCATTCCTTACATCCTCTGGAATTTGCCCGTAGGCCGTTTTTGCAAGGTCAACTATAGGATTGTCAGCGATCATCTTACCGACCGAAGAAACGCCTTCCTGAGCCGTTTTAGGTAATGCCCTATAAGCACCCCTTAATCCAGCGCCCACAACACCAGTTACAAGATTTCCAGCCTGCCCGGTCACGTTCAAAACCGCCCCAATAGTAGGACTAAAGGCACGGACTGCCGAAGGTTTTGACTTTGATATGCCTTCAACAAACTCACTGCCAGCGTTTTTAAGATCACCCCAGAAACTTTCCTCTTTGGGTTGAGCAACAGATACAAGCGTATTATTTTGCTGTGCAGGAACTTCAAACGGGTCAATTAACTTGGCACTCTGTTCATATGGGTCAATCAACGGCATTATCGCACCCCTTTTTTATTCAGATATTCGTTGATTTCAGCGGCGCTTGCCCCCGGATTGGCCTTCTGCATTGCAGCAAAATATTCATCCCTTGAAGGTATCCCTGCCGTCTTTTGTGTTGTTCTATCAAAATCAGATAAATCGACTCCTAATTTTGTTAATATTTTTTCAGACTTTGGTGATAGAAATTTAAAATCTTTCGGCTTACCCATCCCATCTTCATATTGTTGTTGTAATGCCGCCATTCGAGAGCCTACAAGTTTAAGAGCCGTGTCTATTGTTTCCTTTAACTGTTGTGGTGATTGATTTTCAGACATAGTTTCTCGCCATTGTTTGATTTCTTGGTCTGTTCCGCTGACACCTTTGAATAAAGTGGCAAGTTCATTCTGTACTGCTATTGCAGCATTTTTATAACCAACTACGCGAGGATCACCTAACGCTGTTATCCGTTTATTTTCCAAATAATTCCACGGAGTAAAATTAAAATTATCTAGTGCCTTTGTTTTTTTGTCTAAATCTTCCAAATGACCGATAACAGTATTTATTGACCGTTTGTTAAGTGCTGCTTTCCCAGAATTAAAATCACGCTTTAAAGACATTCGCACATTATATTGTGAAGCATCAAACGTGGGGTCATAACTTGCCGCTCTTTCAAGTATGCCCTGCCAATAAGGTGTTCGCAATGCCATTCCGGAAGGCAATGGGATTTCATAATTGACCAGCTTTTTAACAACATTTTGCTGCCCCGTAGGCAAGTCGGCAATTGCCGCATCCTGGGTGCCGCCTTTTGTCGGAGCTGGAAGGTTACCGGCTAAAGGTTCGATATAGCCGGAAGCAGCTTTCTTTTCCGCAAGATTGCGCTCGTATCGCTGCTGTTCTTGATCTGCTGTATAACGAAGCGTTTCTGCTTTTGTTATTTCTCGTTCGGCCATGCCCATGAATGTTTGCAACTGGCCTAATAACTGCTGCTTCTCTTGGGATTTTTGGGTAAACGCCTGAACGCCGATTCGCTGCGCCTCTTTCATTATCTCAGGTGTGATTGTATCCTGCCCAAAAAGACCTTTGTTTTTCAGGATATACGTTTCCGCTTCTCTATTGCCTTCATAAGTTGGGTCAATGTCGTTCGGGTCGGCACCTTTGAACAGGTCTTTAATGACGCTCTTTCTTATTTCGTCCAATTTGCCGGAAACGCTTAGTTGCAGATCAGTTGGTTTGGCTGGTATCTTTTGCGCCTCGGCTATTCTATTCGCATCCGCACCCATTACGTTTGTGGGTATTTCGACTAATTGATTGCTTGCCGGTTGGCCGGGAACATTGGTGATAAAAGGCATACCACCAGCCTCGGAAATAGACCGCGCCTTTCGCCCGGCGGCATCAAGATATTCGTTTCGTTGCTGCCCGGTTGGAATCGCGGAAACAGACGGCATAGGCTGGGCCGCAATCTGGTCTAGCATAGTCTGCCTCTGGTTTTCCTCGTCATCTATCCACATCATCGGTTCGTCCGGCATTCCGTAACTTGGATACGCTGTTTTAGGTAAGCCCATATTGCCTCCGTTTATGTTCCAATAAGTTTTCCGTCTCGATCATAAGTCGGGGTATTATAATTTGCGTACGATCCAATCACTTTTTTTGACGACGAACTGCTACTTGATGAGCTATCAAGATCACTTGTTTCGGTTCCGTATTTCGTTGCATTCGTGCCGTATAACTTAGCCATATAATTAGCCAATTGCGCTTGATATTGCGTGGTCATCGCCGATACAGTGGCGTTATAATTTGCTTTTTCAGCATCAAGAGCGGCATTATAATTGTTTTCTGCCTCTGCGCTGGCACCGGCATATTTAATCTTGCTCGACTCTAAGGACGTGTTATAATTTGTTTTTGCTTGATCAGACTCAATGCCGTATTCAGTGTTGTATTCCTCTCTTGCGGACGTGTCGGCTCCTGAAAGCACATTTTCGACACTCTGCCCGTACCCGGCGAGAGCATCCCTTAAAGTCATTCGCTTGACGTTCGGATTTTCATAGTACCCGCCGACTGTCTGCTGCAATGCTTGCCGTGCCGCCCGCAACCCCGCCGCTGCTTTTCTTTGGGCTGTTACCGCTACTTTGTCTTCATCATACTCTGGGGCTGCATATTCTTCCGGGGCGGTATATTCAGGCGCAACATATTTTGCCGTGGAAGTATAAGTGGGGATCTCCAACACTGGCATCGAGTTTGCCGTGGAAGTGGCAGCGTTAGTATTGCTAAAATTGCTTGTGGTTACAGAGTTTGACTTAGGCAAATAAGAACCGTTTACCGTTCTGTAATCACCTAAGTTCATTGCGGAAGCATATCGCAAATATGCTTTTTTGGGTGTAGACCCCCACTCTTGCCAGTTCCATGTTCCAGTTGACATACTATTTCTCCTTATCCCTTGTACCAGACCACAAATTCTATTTCGGCTAATGTTTTTCCGCCTGCCATCAAGGAAATTGTTACATATCGGTAATTAGCCGTTAATGTTGGGGTAATATATGTGACAGACAGCCCGGTATTGCTGCTAAGCCTCCCCCAATCCCCAGACCCGTTTTTTACAGCCCCCGACCATGAATATTTATCGCCAGCATATTGTGGAGAAACGACGGTAAGCACTGCGTTAGACCCGCTATAAATATTTGTTCCTACATCACTGCTGATTGATTCTATCGACCCGGAAAATCTATATGTGGCTTTGGGGGATGTTTTACCCATTAAGCGATAATTTTCTCCAGCATAAGAATTGAAATTATCTACGCTTGCTAATTGCTGAGAAAAATCAAAATACATATCATCTCTGCCCGGTGTATTGCCGGTTATCCTGCCCGCCGCAACATCTCTCAAATTAGGCGATCTTTCTGCCGGTGTGTCGTTATGAAGATAAACCATTGAGTTATAATCTTTTGCCAGATACGGGCGTTTAAAGTCACCGGCCGGGTAATCATACCCCAATGACTCGATATAATGGTTGGTTAAATCGCTGGATAACTCTAAGTAATGATTACCAAAATTCATCTGTGGCAATCTTCCATAGTCGGGCGAAATCTCGGCGGTGATATCTTCCTCAATTTTTACTTTATCCGCAGGTATTACAGTTACGGTCACATCATCAGTGGCGTTTCCTGAATTATTGCTGACGGTTAAGGTATACTTCACCGTATCATCCGGCTGGACTGTTCTAGTTCCATCTGCTGAAACCGCCCCTACGCCTTGATCTATAGTTATTGATGCCGCCCCTGTCGTTGTCCATGATAAGATAGATTTGCTGCCGAATTTTATATTTCCCGGCGTGGCAGAAAGAGAATCAATAGTGGGGGCAAGAAGTGTTACTGTGACACCCGCCGTAACCGTTCCCGAAACATTAGTCGCGTACAATGTATATGTGGTGGATGAAGCCGGGTTGACCGTCGTTGTCCCATCCACGGAGACTGCCCCTATCCCTTGATTTATAGAGGCAGAGGTTGCGCCTGTTGTGTTCCATGACAGCAAAGAACCTGATCCTAATACCATGCTTGTTGGATTCGCGGAAAACGAAACAATAACAGGAGCCGCGATATATACAGTGACGCTGGCTGAAGCACTTCCACCGGAATTATAAACCGTTAATGTGTATGTCGTTGATGACGACGGCGAAACGTATGTCGATCCGCTTACAGTGACACTACCGATATTTGAGATAGAGGCCGAAGTCGCTCCTGATGATCCCCATGACAAAAGAGAAGAATCGCCGGGATAAATACTTGTCGGACTCGCGGAAAACGAGCTGATGGTTGGTGGCGATGTATAAGTAACCACCATATAGAGTTGTGAACACCTGCTGGAACCGCCATAAACGCCAGTCTTTAAGCCTAGTCCAACGGTCATTGCATTGATGGTCGCCCATGTCCACGCGCCGCCCGTCGCCGGATTTGCTGAAATTGTACCGCTGCTATAATAGGCATATGATGCGCCCGATGATATATTGAAAGCAGACCCTAATGAATACGCCGTACCTGAAATTTTACATTGGATCACACCATATCCGTCAGGCGGCGTATAATTTGATTGCCCGTAGCACCTCGCATAAACTATTATACTCTGTATTGTCCCTGAATAGGAGCCGTCGCCAAAACCATACCAGTCATAATAGTAAGAACCGGCAGTGTCATTTCGGTAAACATAATCCGAATCAGAAGCAGAGCTTTCATCAATACGAGCATAGTGAGAGCCAGACGCAACGGGAACCAGATTTAAGGGGCTACTATCGCTATTTGGGTAAAGCGTTACAGTGCTCATTGCTGGCTGTATTCCTCCACCTGATATCCATAATCAAGTAAATACAATGATTTACCTACCTCGTTATGCTCCATCTTTACGGATAAATTACCACTGGTAAAATTTACCGGGAATCTGTGCCGCCGGATTGATTCGCCCGAGTTTAAAGCCGCAGTAGAAAGCGTTTTAGCTTGCGCCGTCTTTACGAGGCCATTGTAATAAGGTGTGATTGTTATGCTGCCGGTTTGCGCCTTTGTACGGTAAATAATCTCATTATTATGAGTTATCCGTCCAAAATCATTGAGTTCTTGTATTATATATGAGCCAATAGCCTTATCTACATCATTCAACCCGCTATTTAAGACATAAATATAACCGTCCACGGTGCCGCCGCCCATCTGGATTATGTTGATATTCCCGCTGCCAGCGTCCACCTCGGTCATGCAAGCAATAGGGTAAGCGTAAGAATCTTCAGAGAACGTTAAGTCAGCAAGATCGTAAACTAACCATGTATTACAGGCAGTGGCAGACGATCCGGTCACAAGCCCGATTTTTAGGACGTTGTAAGCGGAATCATATTTCAGATACATGCTGTTTTCATAGCCAGCCCTGATGCAATCGCTGGATGATTGATCAAAATAGTTTTTCACCTGATTAAAATTAGGGACACTTCGCACTGTTTTCCCGTCTGTATATAGAAGGCCGCGTTTAGACAGGACAAAAGCCATTGTTACTCTGTCGTCACTCTGTCCGTAGGGGAGACCATCAACAATAACTAAGGACTGCGAGTTCATTCCCCCGTAATAATTAGACAAGACAATCTTTCCCAAATTTGCCGGGGTTGAACCTTGCAAAAGTGTTATGCAGCCGCCCGCCTCTCCCCTTTCTTCCTGAACGCAAAGCAATTCATTGTAAAACTTCCCCATAGCAACTATCTTATTAGCCCGGCCATCTCCCATTTGGTAAATGGCGCTATCCTGCCCGGATAATATTTGTGGATTGTCAGTGGCCGAAATATAGACATAAGACGGGTTTTGATCGAACACATAAACCCCCCTGTTTTTCCATACGGCGTTGCAAACACCCACACCAAAATCCGCTATGTCAAAATATGGGATTACCTGTATCCCGATATTAACGTCGGCAGACAACGTTTTATCTACCGTAAAACGATACCAGTAGGAATCATAATTCAATTGGTTAAACTGCGTTGGTTTCTGGCCGGATATTCGGGCAAAACTCACAAACCCGGATTGACTTAATCCTACAGTCCCTTCTGTAAAAGAGCCTACCGTTGTCCATGTCCCCGCCGCATCGAGATATTGGAAAGCATTTATCGTTGTTGATGCCGTTGTGTTCGGTGCAGTGCCAACGTCTATATAGGCCGCCACAATGGGGTCTATTGCATTAAAATAAACATAATCGGAAGAGGTCATCCCCCCTATCGAAACAGAGCTTGCCCCATAGCTGAAATATACAGATGAGTGGTAATATTGCGCTTCAATTGCGTCTTGCAATACTCCCTCCCATATGTTTTGTATGTGAGTAAACCCGCTCCCATACGTGCATGTCGTAACTTGTACCGTTGCCGATAAAGCCGCGCTGAAGGTTATTTTTAACCAGAACCCATTCGAGCCATACATATATTTAGGATAAGCATCGGTCGGCTGCGTCCATGTGGCATAACCTGTCTGACTGCATGTTTTCCCAGCAGTGCCGATTGTCCCATCGGTAAACCCGGAAACGGTCGTCCATGCTCCATTCCAATAATAGACGGTCATCACTGACGCATTAGCGTTAACATTAGCGTTAAAAGTTATTTTAATTTTGTTTGCTTGTATCTGACTGTTGATCAGAAAACAATCACCGGCATTCGTTCCTAAACCCCCGATAGAGGCATACGTTAAGGAATTGGAATCATTTACTTCAGCAGTATAATCGGTGCCTATACTCGGCATTTCCGGCAAAGCTGAGCCTGATGAGTAAGCTACCAGCTTTGTAATATAGTCATCAGTCCCCGCACATATTTGATGCTGGTCAACTCCATTGGAAAACAGCAATTTATCGTTAATTACCGACCATGATGCAGGAATTGACCCTGAACCGCCACTAAACACCTCTGAACCGAAAGCCCCCGTAGTTACCCCCGGAGGTGCGGTAGTCGCTTCCAGAACATCATCATCGGACATTTGAGCATAGAAATGTTTTTCCGTCCGTTTCCCTTTAGAAAACTGAAAAAGAGTTTTTACACCGTTCGTCTCATCCTCTGTCGAATGCTGTTTGACTATGCCAAGCCGTTGTTTAAAACCGGGGTGCATTTGCCGCATATTCATAATTCGAGAATACGAACCAAACTTCAGTAAGGACGGCTCATTATAACTGTTTTGGCCACCCTCAAAAGGGACTGTTTTTATTTCGGTTATTTGTTTCGATTGCGTCATTATAGGTATGGCCTAAAATCATAAAATAAATCAGATATATTTATGTCATTTTGATTACCAGCGAAAGACCGTAATGTCTCTGCTAAGTCATCCCTAAAATCTGCAATTTCTGGGACTCCGGCCCTCTGTGGAGAAACAATGGCATTCTTGAGTTCAAGAATAGCCTTTTTCGTAATTAAATGGTGAAAGATTTCAGGTAATTCTGAAACAGTGCCATAATATTTACTAGCCGCTCCCGTCTGTGTAATAGTAGCAACATAACTTGCTGAATAATCAGAAATGGTATCCGTCCAACTATCGGTAATATTTTCAATTATCACATTGTTATAATAATCGGTAACTTTCCTTGCCGTAGTCGCTAAGGTAAGACTTGCCGCTCCACCAGCAGAGGACATTCCCTGTGTAAGCTCTCGTGGTTCTTTATAATAATTGAAAGTCAAAGCATTGGAATTACCACTATCCCGGACAATAGTATTACCCGACCGGTAGTAAAGATAATCCGAACCGGTTGCCGTCCCAAGATGTTTTTCCTGCACTGAAATGGAGTTGACTTTATCCCCGTTGGAATTGGTTATATTGACAAGTTTATACATATCTGATGGAATTGTATAAACGCCGCTTGATCCTGTTACCGTCGATGAGGTTAAAAATAAATCTGGCATCCGTGCCAGTAAAAGACTAAATAAATACCGTTGAGCGCCGTTTATTTTACGAACAATATCCGAATTATCATAAACTCCGGTCTCCGATCCCTGCACCAATGCCGTTGAATAATCATTTAATTCCGTCCTGATTATTTCCAGCATGGCATAACAATTTTCATATCGGTACAGACTGAGACTCATTCTTTAATTCCTTTTTGATGTTATGGTAGTATGCAATATGACTCCTCATTTTGTTTGCCAGTACCATCTGGCCACAAACACCGCATTCCACTAATTCATCAGTTAAAATCTTTTTTTTTTCTTCAACAACAGGCACCTTATTAGCCAACTGTTTTATCAACTCCTGCATCTGGTTTGCCAAGGTATTGACCTGCGTTCTTAAATCCTGATTCTCCTGAGAAAGTTTCCCGATCTGGCTCTTTTCACCTTCAGCCATTGTATAGGGCTGCAAAAGGTCAATACCCAACTCGGCGGCATATTGCTTAACCTCTTTGGTCGGTACATCGTATGGCTGCCCAGATGCTTTACGGCGCTCATTACGCTCGTTATAGGAAACAATCTGCTTTATCTTGAACTCTTTATTCCGCTCAATAGCATCCTGTGCAATTTTCTCTTCATCAACGGACCGACCATCATCATCAAAAATCAGTTTACTCATGCCACGGGCTGTCAGATTGTTAAGGACATGCTTGCCCATTGCTTCTTCAACCTTCATTCGTTTACCAGCCAAGATTACATAACTAAGACCGCCATAACTAAAGTGCATATCCTCTGAAGTCGGATTCCATAAAAAAATCATTTTTTACCTCTCTGTCTGAGCATTATGCGTTGCACAAGGCTCATCAAAATTTAAAGTTGTTGCGATCACTTCTTCCACGTCGGGAAGATACTCCATAATATTATGACCTTCAGGCACATACTTAGCAACCCAAATACCGGTTATATCGCCTCCGAAATAAGAGTTCTCATCTTCCATGAGTTTTTTGTAAAGGCTTTTTGCTTTATACCGTTTGTCCCCATTCCTGAATGGCAAGATATAATCGGGGTGCTTGCATGTTGGAATGAGCAAAATATTATTATCGAACGCTCCTGCAATATGAATCGGTGCGGAGTCGTTGGAAATAAGTGTTTTAGCCTTCGCAATTAACGCCACAAGCCCCTTTAAAGACAACTTATCCCTGAAGTCTATACATTCTGTAGGATCAACCTCTAAAACGCCGTGCTCGTCATTTACGTGCTTTCCGATGATACCAACTTTTTGCCCCGACGCTCGTAACCCGTCAATAATGGCTTGCCAGTATTCAACCGGGAATGTTTTCGATTCCCACCCGACACCGGGATGCACTAAAACAAGTTCTTCCGGTTTGTCACATATTTCTAAAACCTCAGGCAAGTGATCTTCAGTAGAGGGAAGTTTTATCTGCTTATCTTTGTCAGGCAATTGCCGTCCAAGCATACAAGTAGATACCCAGTCAACGGCATGAGTAAAATGAAAGGATATTGCCTTACCGAAAAAATCCCAAGGCAATTGATGCGTGTTCATTTCAAAGACCGCATCAAAATAACCTTCAGGATAACTGCGGCTTAAATGAATATTGTCGATATGCTCATAACATTCAAACTCTTTTGACATTAACCATATATCAGCGTCAGGGTAGGCTTTTTCTCGAATATACCGAATGACAGGTTCAGCGGCTACAACATCGCCAATTCCACCAAGAGACCAAATGAATATCTTTTTCTTATACTCATATTTCCCGTTTGCTGCTTGCCACGCCGCTATATCTATATCCATTTTGGTAAATAACTGGTCACCGTCCCCGGCATAATGCACAAAATAAGAATCAAGCCGGGAAATGCCGGTTATTCTGTCCATCATAGACATTCGATTAAACTTATAATGAAGCGGGAAAACCTTTTCACCGGACATCATAATTTTCATGTTCAGAAAAGTTTGCTCACCGAAGGAATTTCGCAAGGGCAATATTTGTTCAATAATCTTGAATATATGCCGATGCTGCCGAGAGGCCACAAAAACGCCGGTGTTGTAATAGGTACTGCCGTCATATTGAAAATCTTCTATTTTATAGACCTTCAACATTTCATAGATGCAGATATTTCGTTGCGTAAAAGCTCCCTCATTGAATATCCCAAATTGATCTTTGGGAACAATATCGAATAAGGAAGTCGCATCATCACGAATGATTATATCAGCATCAATATAGGCAATCCGGTCAAATTCTTTTTTCAGCAAATCATAACAGGCAAACTTCAGCCAATGAGCCGTTGGAACAGTTTCGCATTTCGTCAAAACTATCAGCTCAGCGTCACATTTTTCAGCATAAGCAGTGAAAAAAGGAGCAGTCCTCTCCCATATCTTTTCATATTTCTCACCGCTTACGATTGTTAAAATGGCCTTTTTATCTGTCATGCGGCCTTGCTCCGTCCCCGATAGGTAATTGGCCGAAAAGCTGCCTTATGTTTACCAGAACCATAGGCATGTTGAAACTTGTCCATAAGCTGAATTTTATCATCTTTGGTTCTGTTTCGAATCATATCACGCCGGTCTTTAATGTCCTTATCCCGAACATCCTGCATATACCGTGCGGCCTTCGCTAATTTATCTTGTACTCGCTGATTGCACATATCCCCCTCTGAGAGGGCGGCAAGTTCCCTATTATCAGGTTGCCGAAAACCGCCGTCCTCTCCCTTCACCAGGAGGATATTGACAGGATCACCCCATCCTCTATCATAAGTTATGACAAAGTGTTCATGCTCGCGCCGGAAAACGCAATCCAAGCGTCTATCCAGTGTTTTAAGACTTCTTAAAAATGAGGGATTAACTGATGGTGCTTCCATTTTATCCTTTCTATTTTTATTAATTATTCTGCGTCAACAGCAGGTATTGCAATTGCGTTCTTCGCCGCTTCTTCAACACCCAGTACATTCATAAAATTCATACCAGTACCGGCAGTGACATTACTCATAATCGTTGTATGACGCCCGACAATAAAGCAATCACGCATAACACCAACAGAGTTATTGCCAAATTCGGCAACGACTGTTGCAGCCTTAGCATTCTGGAAGGTGCAATTATGAATTAAAATATCAAGAGCAGTTGCGCCGTCATAAATTGCGCCAAGAGCGTAACCAATCTGATCAAGAATGAAACAATTGCTAATCTCAACGCGGGAACAGGCACCTTCAATACTGATTCCGCCACCTGTCATTTCTACCGTGACGTTGAACGCCCTCATGCCGTCAATCAGGGTGTCATTGGCTGTAGCTGTTAAGGTAATGAAATCAACCTTGTTTTTAGCCGTAGTAGACCCCAAATGGTAAGTATTAAGTATCTGGCAACCAGCGCCGACAACGTCAATGTCAGCAGGCACGGAGTCAATGCCAGGGACGGCAAAGGCGACGTTCGCAAGGGTCTGGTAATTTCCGTCAAGGCTGATTGCGTTTACCGCGCCCGTGGTGGTAAATGTCGGGCGAAGAGGCCCACGCCCCAACCCGATAAATTCAGCCCCTACCGCAGTGAGGGAAATTTCCGTTGCGCTCGATTCTGTATGACCGGGCATAATCAAAGCACGTGCTCCGGTATTATCCACCATTGCAGCATCAGCGGCGGCAATAGTCTTAAATAATCTATCGCCAGGGACTCTTTTATTTAGCCAATTGTAAGCCGCCAATGAGGACTTACAGACGTAATAAGTATCGCCGAAAAGCGGCGGCAATCCTGCACCAATCAACTTAGCTGGATTAATGGCGGCATCAAGGGCAATATTTCTATCTCTTATCATTTTATATTTTCTCCTTATAGTTTTCCCTAAAGGGCGGATTAACCGCCCCTTAGATACTGATTAATTATGCGTAAAGACTCGGTTCAACGAGGTCTTTTATCAACGCGAGACAATTACGCTGTTCACAACCTATTTGAGTATATATTCTCAAATAGGCATCCCATTCGTCATACCCCGCCCGCTGGTGAAGCTGCGAATTATCCAAATTACCCCACCCCAAAGGACTCATTTCATATTTTGAAATCACGCCATCGGGGTAACAATAAATCAGGTTTGGCTGGCAAAGAGGATCAACGATAAGCTCAACGGATCCGTCACCGCCAGAGAAGGTAAGAACTTCATATCCCCCGACCAGTTTTCCGGGCTGGAATCGCACATCAGGCATGAGCAAGTTTGCATATTTGCGTTTCTGTCCTAACCCCATGAGCATTTTCTTGATTGATGCACCGGAAGCAGTACGAACCACATCAACGGCCTGTAACATCAAATCAATGGAAAGTTCACGATTAACACTGGAATTGCTCAGTATATTGGCCGCCCATTTCGGTTGATCGGCAACGGTAATATTTTCGTAAATGGTCAAGTTCGTCCCATTATCGAACATTCCATAAAGGCCGGTAAGCTCAACGGGGGTTTCCGTTCCAGCATGGTTCAAATCACGCGTACCCATCTTCACAGCAATAGCGCCTTCAGGGATATCGCCAGTGACACCATTCGTCAATGAAGAAAGGGTGGGATGGTTCGAGGAAAAAGTCGTTAAGTTTGCTTCAAAGGTAACTACCTTCGTTGACGGATTAACGCTCTTGACGCGCTGTGCATAAACAGCGGAACCGGACGAACCGGGACAAGTCGCACCGGCTGAAGAATAAAAGTCCACTAACTGCCCCTCAATAAAATACTTAATCCCCAAATCATTATCAAAGGTGACTGCGTAAGCGGCATTTGATGTGGCGCTGGAAGCTGCACTACCCCTACCAATCTGACCGTAACCATCCCAGTGCATCTGACGGTTCATATCAACAAGGATGCTCTGGTAAATGTCCTCAATTTCATCCGCCAGGCCATCCACAAACGCGGCCTCATTGCCTTTGGCAGCTTCGATAGCCGGGCCGGTGATTCGCAATGAACCATAAAGATAAGCCGGGGTAATCTTCCCCTGAATTTTGACACCAGTCATCGGGTCGGGAAGTTTGCCGGATTCCGCCCGTCCGCCCGTTGACTGGTTGCGGGCTATCCTCAACCCAAAGACATAGCCCTTGCCTTTCGGCGATTTGTCCGATTTTGGGAAGAGATTGTAAGTTGTTTTCTCATCGTTAAACTGATTTCTCAGACCGTCCCCGTAAACATCTTTCAGGGCATTGGTCAAATTTGTTAAATCTGCATATGAACTCATTTTAAATTATTCCTTTCGTTGTACCGCCTCCAAAAAGGCTGACCGAAGTCCTTTTAACCCTTTCGGAGGATCGGGTTTTGTGGCTGGAACAGCACCATCTGAAGAAGGAACCGCAGGGATACCGGCTTTGCCAGCCCGATACTCCTTAATCGCCTCTTCCTTGACCTGTTCAACCAACTTTTGATATTTCTTGACACCGGATGTCACTACCCGCTTTACTTGCTTGCGGTCTGTAATAGTTATTTCATTGCAATCATTACCGACACCCAAAGCCCACGATATAAATTCCTTCTCCGCAGTGGTAATATCATCCATGAGTTCAAGGTTTGTTTTTACTTCTCCCTCATAGAAATCTACTGCTTGTTTAGCGGCCATTGATTCTCTTTCGACCTGTTCTTTAGCCGTAATCTTATGTGCTGCCGCATCACGTTCTTGTTTTAAACGAGCAATGGTTTGTTCCGGTGTTTCCTCTAATTCCCGCTTATATTCCTTTTGCTGATCCCAATATTTTTGGTATTGATCGAGTGTAGCCGCTTTACCGGCTATTTCGTCCAGTTTATCAAGATCAATTTTTTTGCCATGAACCTTCTTCCCTGATTCAAGAAGTGCCTTTAAATCCTCAACATCTTCAAGATTATTAGCTTCCATTAAACTTTTGGCAGCCTTCAATAATCCCAGGTCATTCTTAAATCGTGGATCTTTATGCCACGGCACTTCAGAGTCGGGCGACTTCTCATCTTTAACGCCCTCATTTGCTGTGGATGAATCAGCAATTTTCTCATCCGGTTTAATTTCTTCATTATTTACCGGTTCCGAACCGGTCTTTTCGGTTTTTTCGTCTGCCATATTTTCTCCTTGTAGTTTTATTTTAACGGTTTGAATTTTCCAAAACGATAAATAAAAACATTTAATTACTTATTAATGTCCACTTTTCTTAATCGCTTTCTTTATCAGCCTCAGCCCCTTTGCCTTCGGAACTTTTACTTTTTTTTGCACCGCCTTCATCAGACTTGCGAGACTCGTTAATTTGTCGTTCAACTCTTTTATCCTCCATAATGTTTTCTACTGTCGGCATTCCCACAACTTGCGCCTGTGGGTCTGGATTAATACCAATTGCTTTTAAAACTTGCATTTGCTCTGTTCTTGCCAACAACGGATAAACTTTATCCATCTGAATAAATTCGCGCGGGTCATGCGGCTCTGCCGGACGATTTTTTTCTGCCTCGACTACCTGCATATGGTGTGTATCGGCGTGGGCAATCATAATTTTCTGTGACTTTGCATCCCATTCACTGAACGCCTCCGACATAATGCAACGCCGATGCTGTTCATAATGAATCATGTGGTTATCGTATTTAAAGAACGGATCATGGACAAGGACTTCACTTTCCGGCGTTATAGCGCCTGTTTGTGGGTCAGGCTCACAAACCATGATATTGCCAACGTCACCCGATTCAATAAGTGAATTTTCATTTTCTGCCCGTTTTACATCTGGATTTTCCTGCTCAGTAAAACCGGAAAGACCGGCACGGCGTAATAGTTCTTGTTTCAATTCCGAATCTTCTGCGATATTCCCTAAAACTCCCCTTTGGGCAAAATCAAGCAGAATGTTCATTTTACCGGCATTAGTAGAAGCCAATCCCGAATCAAGTTCCATTCTCAAATCTGTATTGTTGCGTAAATCAGCGGCCTTAAATTTTATGATTTTCCAGGAATTACCCCGGCCAGCCAATTTCAAAATCCGCTCTTCAGTCATTATTTCCTGAGCAATCAAAAGCCGTTTCTTTTTGACTCTAGTCATTGATCTTGTATAACGGTCTATATCGGGGTAATGGCCTTTTTCTGCCGTTTCCCGTAAAATATCAACCATAATACCCGATGCTTTGGAACCGGGAGACTGCCCTTTTAGAATGTTTTTCGGATCACCAGAGACATCTTGAATGACTGCCCTTTGAATATTGCGTTCTTCCAATATTTGCGCCGGTAACGGTGTTCCATTCTCGATCTGGGGCTTTTGCCCGCCAGATAATAACGGATCGTATTCAAGAGCGATCATACCGACACCTAATCCGCCGACTTCATCAATACGTTTTAAACCGATTTTACCGGGAGAAAATAACTTTGGCCGTGCCAATCCCTTTCGGTTAATAGAAAGTGCCTGGTCAATTTCATTAATAGTGTTCTGCGGACTAATGAGATTATTCACACCGGCATCCGACCAAAAACAACCCGGCAAATAATCAAAGTGAAAGTCTGTAATTGAATAGTGCCACTTCCCATTTTCTGTATTGATCGGCAACCTGTCATATCTCTTAAGTATTTTATCTTCACAACATATTACATACCTGCCATTAGGGTAGGATAATGTCGGCTTCATTTCCAATTCACGAAACAGGACTAAATCATCATCGTCAAAACTAGAAGATGACATATCAATCCCCGCGCCCTTCCAGGGTGATACCTGCCCGACCATTTTCATCAGCCGCTTTGTGTAATCGGTTGCAAGCGCATTTCCATTCCCAGATACCTTAACCTTGAATGTGTCCTCTACCCACTCCTTTGATTTCAGTGTTTGAATGCCTACCCATCTTTTTTTGGTCAGCCGATCACCAAGAAAATCAACATAAACCTGAAAAGGAACAATACTTTCTGAGCCAACTTCGCCCGTAGTGATTGGATTGCCGTATTTATCAAAAATCCACTGGTCATTTTCCATATACGGGAACGTCCGCATGAAACCGACACCAAAAAGAGGCAAACAAAGAGCAACTTTCTCTTCTTCGTCCTTAAATTCTTCTTCATTCACTGAATCAAGCCATTGCAAAAGCGTTTCGGCAAGCTCGGCGGCCTTAATATCCGATTTATCCATGCTATTCGGAGCTACTTTTGCAATCATCTTCTGATTCAGAAGCATTGACTTTACCGAACGGACATATTCTCTGATTTCGTTTGATACCGGAGTAGGTATATAATCAGGCATTATTCGTCGGCGAAAAGATTGACTAGATTTCACATATTCAAGATATTGCTCTCCCAGGTAATAAAGAACATTGCGAAACCAGATTTTTTCCATCATCATGCGCGTATAATCACGCTGCGACGATTCAAAAAGCTCATTTGTCGCCGCCAGTAACTCTTTATCGTCTATTTTGCCCTTAATTTTCTGGTAAATTTCTGTAAGTTTCATCAAATGCCTTAATTAACCGGATAAATATCTTGCTCAACCATTCTCGCCGCAGGAATTACCACTCTCTCCCTCTCAATATCCGCTTCTTGCTGAGTTTTTGTAAGCTCAACTTGTGCATATTCAGCATAGTTTTTTGCCATTAAACGGTTTAGAAGGTCTTGATTGTCTTTTCTCAAAGCATTGTTTTCTTTATGCAAAACCATTACGCACATTCCGGCACAAATGATGCAAACGCAAGCAACAATGCCGACAATAATTAGATTTATTTCCATATTAGTGCCCCAAACACTGAGAATTTCCATAACCGCGGCCTTGCGTGTGCTCATCAAAAAGAATATCGTTTCCGTCAAACATCAAAATGTAAATAAAGTCGTTAGAGCCACAATTATATATTAATTTAGTGCTATGATTATTTATACTTTGATTTTTACAGGCTGATATAATTTCGGCCTTTGTATTCCCATACGTAAAAAAATGATTGCCGCATCGAAAAGCATCGGCTTGCGAACTAAAAAACATTAAAAAGACAATTAAAAATAAAGTTCTAAAATACATTACTTTAACCCTTTCCAATAGAATACACTTCAAAACCGATCTCTTTGCATCTTTGAATATCTATAATATTACGCCCATCAAAAATATATGCTGGCTTTTCCATAGATTTGTATATTTTAGCATAATCAAGATTTTTAAATATATTCCAATCTGTTAGCAAGAGTACCAAATTACATTCTTTTACTGCTTCATATGGGTCAACTTCATAGCGAATAGTTTCTCCGAACTGGCGTGATAAACTTTTTAATGCTTGTGGGTCTGAAACAACTATATGAGCACCTTCCTCTTGTAACTGTTTTATGATCCCAATAGCAGGACTTTCACGCACATCATCGGAATCGGTTTTAAAAGCACAACCCAAAACGCATATTTTCTTCTCTGCTATGGAATTACAAGATTTAACTATTTTATCTACAAATCGTTTTTGCTGATATTCATTTATATTCAATACACCTTCCCAATATGCCGCGACTTCTGTTAACCCATAGCATTCGCAAAGGTAAATTAAACTGGAAATATCTTTTTTGAAACATGAACCACCAAAACCTATACCGGAAGTAAGAAATTTTCCTCCAATCCGTTCATCCATACCAACAGAATGCGAAATTTCAGTAATATCAGCCCCCGTTTTCTCGCATAATGCCGAAATTGAATTAATAGATGAAATCCGTTGTGCAAGAAAAGCATTTGCCGCTAATTTCGATAATTCAGAACTCCATAAATTAGTGGTAATGATCTTTTCCGTTGGTATCCAAGCAGAATAAATCTCGATAAGTTCATTTCTGGCAGCAATTCCACTTTCTGTTTCATCAGAACCTATAAGAACCCGCGCAGGAAACGCTAAATCATTGATAGCTGTTCCCTCTGCCATAAATTCAGGATTTGAAAGTATAGTGAATGAATATTCACTTTCTGTATCGAGTATTTTCTTAATAAAACCGGCTGTCCTTACCGGAACCGTACTCTTTTCAACTATAATTTTTGGTGAATTTGAATATTTTCCTATTTGACGTATTACATTTTCCAAATATTGCAAGTCGGTTGCTTTACCAGCACCGATCCCGTGATTTTTGGTAGGCGTATTGACACAAATAAAGATTATATCATTTTTCTTAATCTCATTTTCAACATCAGTTGAGAAAAATAAATTAATATTACGTGTTTTTTGAATAATTTTATCTAATCCCGGCTCATAGATTGGTAAAATGTTACTATTCCATGCGTTAATACGCCCACTATCTATATCAACTACCGTCACTTTATATTCAGGGCATTTATATGCTATCATTGCCATTGAAGGAACACCAACGTAACCAGCACCGATACAAAGAATATTTTTCGTTAGATTACTCATTTATTAAGCACCCCGCGAAAATACTCAATTGTCTTATTAATTCCTTCAATAATCTCAACTTTTGGTTCCCATTTTAAATATTCCCTGGCATAACTTATATCCGGTTTGCGTCTTATCGGATCATCTTCCGGTAAGACGCAATTAACGATACGCGACTTGCTATTTGTTAATTCTACGATTATGTAAGCAAGTTCTAATACTGTTGTTTCAGTTGGATTACCAATATTAACCGGTACATTTACAGGAGATTCCATTAATTTAATTAAACCGTCTATTGTGTCATTTACATAACAAAAAGACCTTGTTTGGGAACCGTCACCAAAAATGGTTATGTCTTTCCCCGATAGTGCCTGAACAATAAAATTACTGACTACCCGCCCATCTTCAATATCCATTTTGGGGCCATATGTATTAAAAATCCGTGCAATCTTCGTGTCAATCCCATATTGCCTATGGTAATCAAAAAATAAACACTCCGCCGCCCGTTTCCCCTCATCATAACAACTACGGATACCATTCGGATTTACATTGCCCCAATAACCTTCAGTTTGCGGATGCTCTTTAGGATCACCGTAAACTTCCGAAGTTGAGGTTTGCAATGCCTTTGCTCTTATTTGCTTTGCAATATCCAGAACATTTAAAGATCCCAAAATATTAGTTTTCATTGTACGAATAGGGTTGCTTTGATAGTGAACCGGAGAAGCAGGACACGCTAAATTGTATATCTCGTCTGCGGTATGTAAAATAGAAAATTGGACATTACTTTTATAAAATTTAAAATTCTCATTATCTAATAAGTGCTTAATATTATTTAAATTTCCGGTACTTAAATCATCTATGCAAATGATCGCATTCCCTTCAGAGAGCAACCGTTCGCAAAGATGCGACCCTAAAAAACCAGCTCCGCCGGTGATGAGAATGCGCTTACCACCCATAATTGACATTTTCTCCTGCCTGATTACGGTAAAATTCTTCAAGTTCCATGTGAGCAATACCGGAAATATCATCCGGTCGTTTTCGCTTATCTTCTTTTTGCTTAAATTCCTGATTCCAGCTAGCTATACTCATCGGCCTGGCCATACACAAAAGAGCAAATTCGTCGGCAATATGATCTTCACCTGTTGTCGAAATATCTTCCGGGTTATTCGGGTTGACAACGATGTTCGGGATAGTTCGTATAAAATGAATGCAACTATCGTAAACCTGCACCATCGGCACACCAATAACTTTGTCACCTTCCATAGGAACATACAACCGTTGATGTACCTGCCGCCATTTCAAAACGCGACTGGGGTCACCCGGCCTTAAAATAAGACCCTTTGCCCTAAATTCATCTGCCGTTGACGGGCCTTGACCGCCACCTCGATAATCAGGTTTCTTGTTAAAACAGGTCGGATCGCAAAGGCGATGGATCCTGCTGTTAAATACAATACCGTTGTCAGTTTTCGTTTCTTCAGCAAAACCCATCGACTCTTCACGTTTCCGAATACCATCAGCAATTTCACCGTCAGCCAACCTTAATCCTTGATTTGGAGTGCCATTCCACCCGTACCATTCAGCAAACCGGTAAAAACGCCCGTCACTATCCAGCCACCACCAACCAACACTAAAGGGCGCTCCAAATCCCCAGTCGAACGTCATAAACAAAGGCGCGTCTTTGGGAACCGGCAACGGTTTAATAACATGGTGTGATCTACTCCATTCCCCAAACGCCTGGCCGATAAACAAATCCCAGGAACCATCCCGAAACGCCGCCCGCTGGTGTGCCGGAAGGGTGTTCAGCATCATCCAATAACCTTCATCCAAGTGCGGGTTATCGTCAGCCTTAGCCGGTATATAACAAAACTTCTTCGTGTAATCGTAAGGGGCTTTAAACTCATCCGGGAATATCTTGTCTATCCAAAACGCCTTACAATAATTATGGCCTATGCCGCCAGGGTTTGTCGCCCCCAAGAACAAACACTCATCATCGGCCAATCCGGGCCAACGCAACCTCTTCCGAACTTCCGTAAAGGTGTCATAATCGTTCTTAGTCAACTCATCAACAGCAACCGCCGCCCATTCAGACGACTGATATTTACTGGCATCATCCAAGTTACGAAAACATATAATCCCACCACCATAAGACGAATGCAACATGAAACAACGTCCATATGACTTATGATCAGAATAACTCTTCCCCAACCACTCCGGAAACTCCCGTTCAATCTTCTCAATCTGCCGGTCTTTTAACTGTGGGTAATCCTCGCAGCAAAGCATCACCTTGACTGAGATTAACCCCTTCTCAAAGAACCACGCCATCAACAATCGTCCAAGCACCCATCGCAAGAAATACGACTTCCCGCCACCAAGAGCACCACCGTACAAAATAAACTTATATAACCCGCTATCAATGGCCGCGCAAGCCTCCATCTGCCTTGGAGTAAATTTCGCAATGTCCTTGTCAAAGTCCAACGCCTTCGGCTGCTTCGCAAAGTATTCTTTCTGTCGGGCATCACTTGCTTTTGACAACGTAATTCTCTCCATTACAAGGCTTCTCAAGTTCCGTACGATCTACAATCTTAACCGGCTTATTAAATATCTTGTCCCAGTTCTTGCGATATTGCGTTGTAGACGGTTTCGATCTTATTTCGCTCATATCGGCCCCTTTGTTTGATAAAGTCTGGGAGAGGGTATATCTAGGTATAAGATGAGGGGTAGGGGGGGGGGCATGGGGTAGGGTCGACCGCATATATATTGCCGTTGCTCAATCCCTCCCTGGTTGCTGCTCTCATCATGCCTCTTTGCCTGCATTGCTATCCCTCTGCCTCTGCCTGTATAATCATATAATAATGCTATCTACACCGACTACCCATGCTATTATGGGGGTATTTTTGGGGGTATTTGATTTTTATTATTTTATAAATATTAATCATATTAAATACTTGTCTTATGAGTTCGAGTCCTTGCTTAGCTACCGACTTCTATTATTTGCTCGTTTGTCGTTTGCATCCTATCATTGATACTGATCCTGTTGATGATTACCAGCGGCTTTCCCTCTGAGCTATTACCGCGTAATTGTTGCTCTTTATCGTGATAGCAACCTACTGCAACCGCTATATCACGCTGTTCTTTTGGTGTTAGCTTGTCCGACGACATTAATAATTTCCGTTGTTTTTCCGCAAAGATATCAGCTTTTAGCTCTTTAAATATTTCTGTGCTTTTCCGTGGGGTTAAATGTTTGAGTCGTTTTGCAATCGATGTTTTTGATATCCCGGCGATTGCTGATATAGCTCGGCAACTTTTACCAGCCTCGTGTAATGCCACGATTGAATCATTATCTAATTTGCTATGTTGTGCCATGTTGTTTGCCTTTATCCGGTTCTTGGCGCTCAACGCTTGCGCGTGACGCTTAGTAACTACACTTGCGGTACTAAACTTATATATATAGTATGAAGTCGCGGTTTTTTAGCTGTTTTGGAGGCTTTTCTTCCAGTTGTCCTTTGCCCGCTTAATAGCTCGATACACTGTAGACCTGTGAATATACAATGTAATTGCTATTTCGTCCGGTGGTTTGCGATCAAAGAAATATAATTGAAATACTGTCTCATCTTGCGACAGGCTTTTGGGCCAAACGGGGAATTGCCGGATTCCAATTGACTCGGGTGCAATGGTTTTTTCCCGTCCGGGCTCTACTTGATCTTGGTTTGCATACCATTCAACAGGTGGGCATGGTTTCTTACACCTTTGTTTCTTGCTGCACTGGTCACAACTAAAATCTTTCAGGTTTGCCATTTAACCACCACATATAGCCATTTCTTTGTAATCTACCACTATATATAGTGTTACGCAAATCAAATAGAACATTTGTTCTATTGCGCTGTCGATTTTCTTTACACCTAATTATCACGCTATTTCACTCACTTAGCTGTTTTGGCTAAAAACTGTAAAGAATCCCGTCACTCTGTTATTTTGCGTAAGTGTTTATTTTTATTACATTTGATTATTTTGTGATGTTTTCAGTTGTCGGATTTCTTTACAATGTTGAATAAAATCCCCTTGTTTATATTTCATGCCAAAACATTTATAATTTATTTATCATTGTAATTCGTACACTTACAAACATTCGTGTATTTTATTTCATTGTGGCACAATGTCTGCAATACTATAAATCAAACAACACGAAAGGGGCGGAACATTACGGTTTGTGACAGCTAATGATTTAGAAAATTTCTGCTTATAATAACACTTTACGCGAGCCGGGCGCATTCCCGGCAGGAGGGCATTATGGAAAACATGATCGGCAATCTCAAGGACGCCAAAAGGCAGGCTAAACGATTTAGGCAAGTGGCTATCATGCAATATTGCATTGAACAGGGTTTTAGTTTTGAAAAATCTGTAGCAATGGCTATGTACCTGAAAAATCAAATTGACTACCAGCAATATTGCGATGCTGAATAAAGGAGAAAAATTATGAAACACACACAAGGAACATGGGAAATAAAGCATCACCAGAACGAATTAGATAGCAATATTGTAGATGCAATGGGGCGTGAAATTGCAGAGGTAGTTGCTTGGGAGGATGAGGGAGCAAACGCCCACTTAATCGCCGCTGCACCTAACATGTATGAAAAATTACGCGAACTATACCGAAAAATCGCAAATGGTAAAGCGTTCACTGATGATGATTTAGATCAAATTGAGTCTGTTCTTAAAAAAGCAGACGGGAGGGCATAACATGAAACAAACGCTGGAATTTACAAAAACAGAAATGAACGCCATGCCCTGTTATATAGCAGAACCATACAAGGTTATTGATTATGACTTTGACCCAAAAACGGGGAGGGATGAAAAATATTGGTGCGCGTATCACAGGATACGTACCTATGACCATAAATATCTGTTTGGAAATCATGTTGACTCTAAAAACTGGAAATACGCGACAAAAGAGGACGCAATGGCAGCTTGCGAAAATCATTTAGGGAGGGGAAATAATTATGAAACAAACGCAAGAAACAGATAAAAAACCAACTGGTATAGGATTCACCATCGTATTATCACCGGAAACAATGACTAAATTAGAGGCTCTGGCTGCTGATGAATTACGGCCCAGAGCGCAAATGGCGAGGGTATTGATCGAGAAGGCATTGAAAACTAAATAATCAACAAAAAGGAGGGGAAATAAAATGATTTGGAACGAAGCAATAAATAAAGCGGAAGAAACGGACAACTGGCCTGTAAATATTACCGAAGCCGAAAAAAAAGAATATATCAGATTCCAAGCGGAAGTTTATTTTAACGAATCAAATAATATAAATGGTGGATATGTTAAGTTTTGCCGAAATGCCAAACATATGATTATTGCAGACTGTTTATCAAGAGCTAACTAACATTTAACCGCCTCGGCAAAGGCAGAGAGAAAGGATAAATAAAATGAAAACACATAGAAAAATATTTTGGGAAAATGAGGGTTTTGCACGCAGGGGGTCAAGCTTTTGGACAATAACTTTTTCACTCGGGAATATCGGTGTAATAATTACTAAACCCTTTACCGGCAATAAGCTTATCGAGTTTTATAAATTAACTGGAGAGCAAAAATTTAAGGTGGCGAAATGAAAACAATCAAATTTTTCTGGAACGGAATTAAAATTGACGGAAAATTATACCGCTGCCACTACTCAGACGGCAAGCTTATTAATTATCCTGAAGGAACCTTGACCATTTACCGTAAGGATTATGGGATTATGCCGGACGTTCCCGGCTTAAACGTACAAAACGACAGTGACTTAATGACCGATTATTTTGAGCGTGATCGGATAAGAATTAAACCTGATAATAAATTTTACAACGAAGTGAAAAACGCTTTGGCTTTACATGATGAACACTATGTAAAACGACACGAGAAATATATCAAACAGGAAGAAGAGGTAAAAGAACGATTGCACATAGCGAGATAATTCATGCGCTCCCCCTCCGCGCTAACGGAAAGGGAAGATTTACAGCCCCTTCCAATCGATCGGGGCTTTTATTTTGCCTACTATTCATCCCGCTTGCACGGATATGGATTTTCATCAAATCGAACTGCTTTAATCGTCTTTTCCCCAGAAAGCAATGCCTTTATGATTCTATGCCTCCCGTCCATAATTTCTCCGTCTTCATCAAGAATAATCGGAAATGATAGGTCTGCATTATTAATAACCCGGATGTGCATTGCCATTTCCCTCAATGTTAATTTTTCGTAAGTATTATAAATATTGAGATGGTCAAGTGGTATTTCCATTACAGGAAAATCTTTTGTTAAATCTATTAAACGTTGAACCGACCACATATTTTTTCCTAACTTTGCATATTGATCTGACGACCATTCGGGAATTTTCATATTTATCCTCTCTTATTTTGCCTAATTTAATCTTAAACCTCTTGCCCTACCCTTTACCCTCATTTTTTCTGTTCGTTGATTCTAGCGGCATCCTCGAAAGGCAGAAGGGCATTTTAGGGTATATCAGAAGGGGGCATCTCCATCTGCCCCATTAGCCGCATTTTCCTCTAACTCTGCCAATAACATTTTCAGCGCTCCGATTGCCGTTGCTCGATCACCCAAATTTACTTTCACTGGCCAATCTTTATCAGCGTGTTTGTCTTTTCCGAGCTGATACGTTGCCCATTGTGCCCGAAATACACCGTCTTGCCCTTCGCGCATTGAGGACAGTGAGTAATTGCCTTTGTATTCCTCTAAAATAATTCCATTGCCATTCCTTGTGCTTATCGCTTCACTCATAACTTCCCCCTATTCAAATATTTTCCCGGCAAGATTTAAATCCCTGCCAATCCAGGTTAATTTTGCTTTTTTCAATGCCAGCAATTCCTTTGCCTGATCGCATAATGCGCGAAGGTGCGGCTTCTTGACTTTAAATCGTCCGGCCACTTGCTCAACTACTAGCTTGGAATCAGTGCAAATTTCGTCACCTTCTTTGCAAATATACAGAGCTGCTATAACTCCCCGATATTCTTCTTCATTATTGGTATAATTAAATTGAATGCCACAATACAGGGAGGTTGTTTCCAATTCCAGCACCATGCCTTTTTCGTCAGTAACGCAATATGCTGATTTCACTCCAATTGTTGAGCTTCCATCTGTATAAAACCTAGCCATTTTACATCCCCAATCTTTGCGCTTCCCGCGCTATATTTTCCGGTGTAGCCGGTACGTGAAATATATCTGAAAAATAGTGTGGATTTTGCAGCATATCGGCTGTCCAATTGTCTAATTTGCCCCGTGACCGCCCCTCTCCCCTGCGATAAACTGGCTCCGGTTTATCCAATGTTGCCAGCCATTTTGTTTTATTTTTTGCATTGATTTTACAGCGGCAATCTTTACAATATTTATCGAGGCATCCACCGCTCGTGCGATATGCCGTTTCGTCTGATATTTTAACTCCGCAGTCTGGGCAATTGCTTTTTCGTTGTGAAATTACTATTTTCCGACACACATTGCCGCAATGTTTTCGATCTTTTTGCGAGGGCGGAACTATTTTTGATTTACCACAGTTTTTGCACGTGACGATTGTTTTTCCGCGCTCCCGCCACTCCTGTATTTCCTCTGTGCTTACTAATTCCCATGTTTTTCCGTTAAGCATTTTGCTTCTCCATTTCGATAATTGCCTCTTCGTCCGTCATTTCTCCGCTTTCCGTCATCAACGCCAATCTCTCCAACTGCTCGTATGTGTATCGGCTTAGCCATTCGCGCGGGAAGGGGTTAGGTTCGTTGGTCATGGTTTATTCTTCCCCGGCACTAATCTTAGGCATTTAATAGCTTCTTGTATTTCTTCAATAACTGCCTCCGGGCATGATACCAATATCCAAATTGGCACACGTATTATTTTATATCCCATGCGGCGCATATAAGCGTCTCTCGCATCATCATGTGTTTTACTATGTTGTGGCCCATCCAGTTCAACAACGAGATAACCGGAAAAAAGATAATCAACTCGATATGGCCCGATATTGTATTGAAATTTAAACCTCATCCCCCGTTCACAAAGAAGATTGTAAAATACTTGTTCGGCTTTGCTATCCGCAGGTATTTGCGACTTTACTAATGTTTCATAATCTCCTAATAAATCACCAACATGAGTCATGGCACTATGTTTTTCCCCGTAATACTGATTTACTTTCAGTTTTAATTGCTTCTGAAAAGCAGCAACGATATAATCTTTATTATATCCACTACTTGCCAATTCTTCGGCAATCGGTAAAAACTCATCCATGACTTTTTTATGTAGTTTTTGCGTAATCTCTTGCATTATAATTCTGGCTCTCATTTAAAATTGTTTTGTGACAATACGCCCAGGGGCCTTCTGAAAATTCTTTCTTAATATAAGCTCGGCAAAGGGTATGCAGGATAGACCGTGGATTTTTCTTTTGCTTGAGCATGGTATTTTTAAAGGCATTTACTTCAGGGAATATCTTTTCCGTGTACAGCTTGCCACAAATCTGTTCGATCTGGCTTAGTATCATCGGTTCAGATGCTTCCTGCATTTCTTCTTTTGATGGTAAAATAAAAGGCGCGTCAGCCGGTGGGTTTCCCCTTTTTATTTCTTTATCTTTTATCTTATTTCTTTCTTCTTTATTCTTGTGAGGGACATTGTCTAGATTTTGTCGGGACTTTTTTGAATATTCATCTCGTTTATTCAATAGGTTAGGTATTTCGATTCTAATAACATTATTAGAATAAACTACTTTGGTTTTTAGTTTGTTTTCAGTTAGTTTTAAGAATGAAATGAGTTTCTTTTGTTTTAGACCCAACAATGAACACCATTTTTGAACCGGGTATTCAACATGACAACGATCTGAACCATCCATTTTTGAGGCAACAATTTCTAATATTCTAAACCATCTTCCATATCCGGCAAATCCTTCAACTGAGATTAAATAACTCAACCCCTCTGATTCGTCGCAATCGGCATCGTGTTTAAACCACTTCATTTATTCCCTCGTCCCATCAAACAAACCTGCCAAAATATCCCAAATATTCGGTTCTTCGCTCATACGTTCACCTCAAAATGGTAAATCATTACAATCAGTAAAAAGGGGCAGAGGCGCGGCAAGTTTTGTGTCCAGCGGTGGTACAACGTGATCTGCGTTGTGGGCGCCGGTACTCGTTGAGACAACCCCTGACCGGTCAGTGTTGTCATCCTGTTTCGCGTGCCCCTCTTTACTCATGTGATATAATTTATTTTCTGTATTGTTTTCAATTTTCTCCTCTTCTTTTTTTGTCATAATTACTTCTCTTTCTCTAGGGCATACGTGAGTAAGCCGAGAGCGTCCGCAGTCTTCAAGGTCACCTTCAAATGCGGGTAGCGCCGCGCCATTTCCTCTTTAATTTTATTCTTACGCGCTTTCTTGTCTTTTGGCATGGTTCCGAGAGACTTCATCCACTTTGCCGGTATTACCTTAACTGTGCTTACTCCACACATATACAGAATGGCTTCAAGATTGCCCACGTGACGCGCGAAAGTGGCCGCTGCTGGGCCGCTATTACCAGGTTGATAAGTTCCTACCTGTTCGATGTAAGCCGCCTTAATTGGAATCTGAACGATTATAGAGCGGATAGCATCTGCTTGCTCGGTCATTCCCTCCGGCATTGGCTCTGACCACACTTGATCATCACATACCCATGCAATTCCGCCGGACGCTCCGGGGTCTATAGCCATGATATTTTTTATTTTCATCCAATCACCCCCGCGATTTTAGCCGCCTGCACAACCCCAAAAATAGCGAACGCGCAAACCACGCCCCCAAATAATAGCAGCCCGATTGCAATATTAAATCTAATCCACGGTGAGTATTTATCATTTTGCTTCATGCGTTTACCTCCCTAAATTCCTAATCTCATTTGGCTTAATTCTTGATCTATCCAATTGCTCGCGTCTTTATAAAAATCCTTTTTTATCTCAAATCCATATGCGCTACGATCACATCGTATGGCCGCGATTATTGATGAGCCGCTACCAGCAACCGGGTCAATAACAACATCCCCTTTGTCTGTAAAAATATTAATCAGTGTTTGCAATATCTTGAGTGGTTTCTGGGTGGGGTGGATCTTTGGGACTTTGCTATCTTTAACCCAATCCATGCAGTTAAAAATCATTTTCCCGTCATTGTTAAACTTCGGCAATTTATCCCGATACAGGAGCAAGGCATATTCGCAATTTCCAACAACACGCATATTGGCCTTAAGAACTTGAGCTGAGAAGTTTTTCCGGAAAACAAGGTTGATGTAATTATTAAGGCCGTACTTTTTTGCTTTTTCGATCAGCTCAAATTGCTGCTCGAACTCGCAAAACACGAGCATAGCCGGAGCTCTGCCTTTTTCTTTTGGCTCCTTAACCAGCATATGAGAGCAGAAATTGAGAAACTCTGAAATCCGGAAATTTTTATCAGTGTCGAAAAACTCTGTATTTGCGAGCTTACTTTCTCCATTCGCATTATCTCCTCCCACATACCAACTGGGGTTAGAGCCATAAGCATTTTTGCCAACATTATAGGGAATATCCGCAATAACAAGCTGTGCTTTTGGAATCGAATACGGCTTATAATTCTGAAAATGATCATTAATTAATTTGTGTTGTAATTTAATTACATGTTCTTTTTCATAATAGGGTTTAATATCAATCATTTTCCCGGCCTCATACACTTTCCCGTTAAATGCGACAGATACATGCAGGTTAAAAATATGACTGAGAATTTGTAGCCCTTGCAGCGTTCCCTTTCTTTTAGCGAGGCTGTGCAAAGGCCGTCCCTTTTGTAGTCAGGTTTCTCTTTTGGCATTTATCCTCCGATATATGGATTTATATCCGATGGTATATGTAACAGTACTGTAACACATAGGGCAAAATTTTTTGACGTAGAAATAACAAGCTTGTAACATTCAATCCCAAAAAAAGTAGTCCTTATTTATTTGTCTAAAACAATTTTCCTGATTTCGTTAGTCAGTTTCTTATTTTTCATCAACTTGAGGATAATGTCTCTATTGGCATTGCTCCATGTAATACGTTGCAGTTCATCTTTCTGTTCAGGGGTTAGGTTTTTACCACTTTTCTTCTCCACATACTCCTCTGTCATTCTTAATCCTTCCATTATTTTGCTGCAATAATAAGCGGTTAGGTTCATTTTTCCAGAAGAGAATGAATTAAATCGAGTTTTTGGAAGGCCACACGCTTTCATAAATTCGGTTTGATTGTAACCACGCTCCGCTGCCTCTTTGCAGAAGAAATCCCAGAAATTATTAAATGATGTAATTTTGTCTTTAGCTGTCATGACTTTAATCTAGCACTTTCATATTAAAATAGCAATAGGCAAAGTTACACAGGTGGAAATATAATTTCACATTTTTCTTGACTTTAAAGTTACATGGGTATAACTATAAAACCGAAATTAAGAAGCAATTAAAAAAGCTGAGGTATCCAATGTCAGATAAATGTCTGTGTTGCGAAATAAAAGAAGTAGAACACCTTCAACGGCAATTATGTAATTCTTGCTATATGTCGTTGCGTAACTCTAATGACTTAGATTTATTCCCTAAAAACAAAATAAAATTAATAGAGAAAACCTTTTCATCGGATGAACTGAAAGATTACAACCTCTTGCTGGCCAAGGAAAGCACCCTAAGGTTGAATGATATTGGAAATAAATATGGATATACAAGAGAATATGCTCGGCAAAGTTTTGAAAGAATATTTGGATTTAAATATACTGCAATAAAGAATAACCGCAAGGCAATAAGAACTGAAAAAATAAATGAATTACGCCTAAGAAGTAAAAATCCGGTTAATAAAGTTGAGCAGTGTGAAAATTTAAACAGTACCGTAGGTAAGGGAATATTAATAGAAAAGAAAGTCTTAACTATATGTGAGGCTTTAAATTACAAAATATCCCCTTACGTTGAAAACAATAGTATCGACCTAGTTATCAATGGGTTTAATGTTGACGTTAAATCTTGTTATAAATCAAGACTTACGGGAGCGGGGCAACACACGCCAACTTATCATTTCGCTATATCCGAATCACAGATGAATGCAGATTTTGTCATATGTTATGCAGTTCCAATGAATAAATTTTTCATCATTCCCTTCAACTCATTCCCGGCAGGAGGGCATATATACATTCCTGAAAAACGAGTAATGGAGTGGAGCGACAACGGTTTTAATTCAAACGCTCAAATAAGAATAAATAAATATTATCAGTATCTTGAAGCATGGAATCTTTTAAGACCAGCAGAAAACGAAGTTATTTTCACCAGTTCACTACCGGAGCAATCCGTAGCGATATAGCAACAACCTTCCCACCGCAGAAGCTTTCGAGCGAAGTAGCGCAGGGAAGGACTCTTTTCACCAGCTAACGGAGCTTAAGCCGTGCTTGAGCGTTGAAGTCGAGCCGCGAAAAGAGAAGAAAAACAATGTTTATGAGGAGGCCAGAGTGGGAAAGAACAAAGTTA